TGTGAACACAAAATCAAGTAGACAAACTGCAACATTGGAAGCGATCTCTGTTGAGAGTATTGTTAATGAAACTGTTCGGGTATCCAAAAAGTTTGATGCATCAATTGATCAAACTGTAAGAAAATTGTTAGTGTCTGAAGAGAAAGGAATCAAGACAAATAAAACATTGGATAGTGAAGCCGCTGCAAATAAGTATACATTTGTCGGAAATCAAAAAAGACCTATGGATATTATTCAATGGTTGTGCCCAAAAGCAAGTGCATCTGAAAAGAGTTTTGGATTTTTATTCTTTGAAACTCTGGATGGATATGTTTTTAAATCCATTGATAGTTTATTCGAATCAGAACCTGTTCAGACCTACACAAAATCTGAGATTGCTTCGAATAGTGACTTTCGTGTTCTGGATGAAAAAGTAAACAAGAATACTGATGTTGGACTCTCGATGAGAATGGGAATGTATGCAAATAAAACTTTGTATATGAATATCAAAGATTCTTCAAGAGAGGTTGTTGATTTTAAATTAAGTGAATTGGGAATAGAAAATCCACCAAAGGCTCCATTAGGTTTGGATGAAAAACCAACGAGACTGATGTTTAGAATGTTGGACGTTGGTGCATTGCAAAAAGACGCAAAGTTATCCGAAGTTCAAAAACCACAAGAACTTGCCAAATATCAAAACCGATCCTATGCTCGAAATAATCTAATCTTCTCTCAATCTCTAAACATTATGGTTCCTTGTAATCCAAATCTTAGAGCTGGTCAGACTGTTGAGATCAAACTTCCTTTGCCAACTTCTGATCAAAAATCGAAGAGATACGGAGATGGGAAGAAAGATATTGGTGGAAAATATCTGATTTCGGAACTCAAACACGAAATTGGAAACAACAGAGCGTATACTCAACTTTCTCTGATACGCAACACATTTACCGCTTAAATATACTATAAAGGAATAATACAATGGAAAACATCGAACAACACATTCAAAAGGATAAACAGATTCTAGACGACCCAACAATTTCGCCACAGATGCGTCGTCACACAGAAGAAGAGTTGAAAGATCTTGAGAGTTACAAAGAAACTCATCCTAATGATGATCACGATCCAACCCCACTCGAATTGTATTGCAACAATAATCCAGAGGCTCCAGAGTGTCTCGTCTATGATGACTGATTGAAATGCAAGAGTTATCACCCGTAAGAAATTTCTTTGGTAAAGATCAATTAGTTTGGTGGATCGGTCAAGTTACTGATCCAACTAAAGGAAAGTGGAAAAACGCCACCGAAAGACAGAGAACAGAGGATGGAGAAGAAATCTATTCCCATCGTGTCCGTGTTCGTATCATTGGTTATCACGACTGTGAGGAAGATCTGCCCGATTCGGATCTTCCTCTTGCACACGTTCTGTTGCCATCAAACGTAAGTGCAACAGCTGGACAAGGTGAACTGTTAAACTATCAAGGTGGTGAAGTTGTTATTGGATTTTTCTTAGATGGTGATGATGCACAACAACCAGTGGTTTTTGGATCATTATTCAAACAACCGTATCAAAAAGATACTCTGACACAAAAAGAGTATTCGGGTAAAAAAGCAACGTGTTTCCAACCTTGGACACCACCACAACCTATTCTAGGCAAACATCAAATTGTTGAATCAAAACTTTCGGAGGGTAATAGAACACACTCAGCTGATACAACAGAAAATCAGAAGACGGTTGCAAGTAAACAAAAGAGTGTCAATGAAGACAACGAATTAGCTCTGCCAAGTCCCTGTGAGGACACAGAAGTTGGCAGAATGCAAAAGTTTATGATTGACTTCATTGAAAGATTGAATGGATATCAGAAAATACTTGATGTTTATGTCAATCCTGTTATGGGAAAGATCGTAAACATTAATGAAGATTTAAAGACTACTGCAGGAAAAATATTTGATACGATGACGAAGTTAATTCGTCGTGCAAGAGCTTGGTTGATTCAAGAAATTCATCAAAAGTTATCGAAATTACTTGGAACAAAGACACCAAAACCACTTGAACCTTATACAGGAAAACCAGTTCAGACATTGACAGACTTGATCTTCTGTCAGTTTGAAAAGATCATCAAACAACTGTTCAAGTATATCACTGACAGTCTGACAAATATGATTGGTAAGGTCATTGATATTGCACAGTGTGCTGTCGAGAACTTCCTTGGAGATATGATGGGTCAGTTGTTCAATGTTTTGGATAACTCTCTCGGGCCTATTCTTTCTCAACTCAATAATATTCTGGGTGGAGCACTTGGAACTGCAAGTTCTATCATCTCAAAAGCTCTGAAGTATGCAAACTTGTTCCTGAGTATTCTTGCTTGTGATGAGATGAAGTGCCCAACTCCAACAAACTGGTCTGCAAGATATGGTCCTGCACAGGGAGACATCGACAACTTTAATAAAGTTCTTGCGAAGGCATCACTGAGTTCTCTAGTTTCCACAACATTGGATAATGTGGATGATATGATTGTTGCAGATCCACAAGCCGCCGATTGTGACACAAACGTCTTCAGATGTGGCCCACCAGTTGTTAATTTTGTTGGTGGTGATGGACAAAATGCGAGTGGTAGAGCCGTCATCAACGCCGTTGGTAATATCATTGGTGTTGCAGTTGATAACTCTGGTTTTGGTTTCACTGCACCTCCACTAATTACGTTCTATGATAGATGTAAGAATGGTTATGGTGGCGGTGGATATGCACTGATCGGACCCGTATCACCAGTAACTGACAATACTGGAAGTGTGGTAAATGATGATAATGGCAATCCATTGTACGTTCCTGATCCAAATGGAACTGAGACTGGAATCGTTGACGTAGTTATTCTGGATCCTGGTGAGAGTTACCTACCCAATACAACAGAAACATCCATTGATGAAAATGGAAATGAAATTGTGAAGGAAGTTATTCCAGATACAAATACTAATAGTGATGGTGTCAATTCATACGTCACAGAAATTACGGATGTGATTGTACACGATACTGGTTATGGATATTCCGATGATACCACAATTACGATCATTACCGATGATGGTAACGATGATACAAGTGGAACAGAAATTGAGGTTACTGTTGTGGATGGATTTATTGTTGATGCTAAAGTCTTGAATGGTGGATATGGATTTTCCTCCCTCCCAGACTTGCAAATAAATAGTGAGACCGGTGGTGGAGCGAGATTGTTGCCTGTTCTCAGATTTACTAAACTTGAAGAAGCAAAACAATTTGCTTCAACAACTCAAAACGCTATTGTCACCGTTATTGATTGTGTTCAGAGATGACAAAGAAGAACCCAGTTTACGATAAAAGACCACCACAAGATAAGAAACAGTATAGTAGAGAAACAACTGCTAGATACTCGTTTCAGAGTGGTCAGGGAACAATTCACGGAAGAACTCTGTTTGAGGTAGTTACTCAAGAAGCTCAAGGATTTGGGTTCTATTCTGGAACTGGTCAAGGTGGTGTAAATAACGGGCCTGGTACTGGTCGTGCGGTTCTTGACACGCCAGGAATGTCTTACGAGGTTCTTGGTGCAGGTCTTAAAGCCAAAGGTAATGATAATGCTGGTGTGAATCCTGCAAAGTATATTCTTTGCAAACACGGAGATATTATTCTTAATGCAGAGGATGGTGATATTGTTTTGATGGGCAAAAATGTAAGAATTTTTGCTGAAGGTGGTGGTGATGATGGCGACTTTACCGTAAATGCGACTAAAGTTGCAAATATTAAAGGTATGGATGTCCGTCTTCAAGCAGAAAAAATCAGTTTGTCTGCACAGAATACAATGAATATCGTTTCCAAAGGTTTTATGGAAATGAATAGTGCATTTGTGAATGTCGCTGCTGCTGGAGATCTTGATCTGACCTCTATTGGTCAACTTATGAAAGGTCTTGGTATTAGTACAAAATTAAGTATCTGATAATATGGCAAACTCTCCGAAGTATGGTATTGAACATAAGTTAGTTGTAGGAACAAACGATGTATCCTATCTTCCAACTGACGCACAACCAAACGGAACTGCTGTTCTGAATGGTCCGGTTTTTATTGGTTTGCCTCTTTCGTCACCAGTTCCTAAAGCAGTCTTAAATGTTGGGCCTCCTGCTCCACAAATAATTCCTGGACTAAAACCACCACTCGTCACACCAATTAGTGTTTGGGTAGATGGTCAACATACTCACGTTGGTCTTAAGATTCAGAAGGGAGTTAGAACTCAGGATGGTCTTAACTTTGTTAAGGGCGATCGAATCACAAAAGGAACTGTCATCACTCAGGGTCGTCATTTAGTTAGTGATTCGGTTAAGGCAAAACAGTTCTTTGGTGGTCAGTTCTTTGGTCAGTTTCAGGGAACAATTAATGTTCAATCTTGGAAGGGATTTGATGTTAATCACCCAAATAAAGTAGGACACAGACTCAGACATATTTGTTTAGAAGGCCCAGAAGCTGGTGTTTATATTCGTGGTAAGTCAAAAAACTCAGTCATTGAACTACCAGATTATTGGATCAACTTTATCGATCCTGAAAGTATTACAGTCACTCTCACTTCTGTTGGATCGTATCAAAAATTGTATGTCGAGAAGATAGAAGGCAATAAAGTTTATGTTGGTAATGATACTGAGTCGAAGGAATATAATTATCAATATATGATTCACGCTTCTAGAATTGATGGAGAACCTTTGATCGTTGAATATGAAGGAGAAACACCTGCAGATTATCCTGGATCATCCGATCAGTTCTCGATTGCAGGATGGGATTACAGTCGAGGCAGTTAATGTATAAGAGGATCTAACAATGAGAGACGAAACTAAACGTATTTTAACTGAATACGAAAAAACTATTGACAAAAACTTAAACATAATTGAACAAGGAAAGTTTCTTGTTGATGGTTTAGCCGGCGTAAGTGACACAAGTCGTGTTGGTGTCACTGAAAATGATTTGATCATTCTGGAACAAAGTGGAAATCCATTAGATCGATCAATACAAGATCGAATTGATGATTATGATCCAATGACTGTCAGTGTTGATAATCGTCTCATTGAGATTTCGAATTCCATCAGTACACTTAAGGGACAAATATATAATCTGATCGTTGAAGCAATCGGAAATAATGTAGCCATTGGAACAAGCACCATTGCAGATCCTGGTTGTGGAACGTTAACAGGATTGTGTACTGTTTATAATGGAGGTATCTCTACTTGTTTGGTTGGTTATAGTCAGATGAAAAATGACTCTTTCCAAGTTCGCGTTCAAAATATGAGTAGTAGATCTTATGTAAGTATTGACCCACAATCATATTCAACTTCTGCACTGTCTGCATCAAATGTTGGTATTGGATCTTTTAATATTCTCAGTGCAGATGGAGGTACTGCAATTGGATACACAGCTGCATTGAGAAGTAGTGGTGGTTGTGCAACGTATTATAATCAAGTAACTAGTAAGTATGCAGAAATAGACACTCTTCGCGCAGAAGCAAACACATTGATCTCAACAATCAACGTTGCCAAAAGAGAACGGTCTACATTACAATACGATAGGTGGGCAGTTCTGTATTCTAATGATCAGGCTCTTCAAGAGAATGAAAGACTTAGAACCACATCAACCAACATTCAATCATCTACACTTGAATCTTACGTATGAGGCCTGAAACTCGCACTGCAATGGAAATGTTGTTTAGTGCTAAATGGAACTTGCCAAAAGCAGCAAGGTATTGTAACCTTACTGATAAGGAGATGAAGATTACCTTCAATGAGTATTGTAATTTTCATTATGCTACTTATCGACAAGAAGACAATAATCAACTCAATCTTTTCTGAGTTTTTTATGCCCGTGTGACCCAGAGGAATGAGGTTCTCGACTTAAAATCGAGCAGTCGGCGGTTCGAATCCGCCCACGGGTATTAGGGGTTCTTAACCAACCCCTAAATAATCCAAAGTAAAAGACCACTATGAAGTACCGTATTGATACCAGGTATGTTTGGTACAATAAAGGTTCGCAAATAGTTTTGATGTACTTCATCAATCATATTCCATTTACTTTTGATGAACTTCCAGATGAAACAATGTATGATTTGGAAGTTATAAAAATTGCAGATAACGAAAGAAGATTTGAACCAGACGATTTATACAAAACATCTTTCTATTTGATTGATGAACAGTGTCATCCTTTGATGTTTGAATTGGAACTGGAAAACCCAGAAATGTTACCTGCTGATTAAGCCTCTGTAGCACAATGGTAGTGCATCTCACTTGTAATGAGAAGGTTGCTGGTTCAAATCCAGTCGGGGGCTCTCATTGAGGAGAACTATGAATATAAAACTCTGGTATTGTGAATCAATGAAGATGTGGAGATGGACACTCACAGACTCCACGAGACCTATTCGTAAACAAGAATCTGGTCAGAGACCAGATCTTCGTGATGCAATGAATGATGTTGCGAATACTGTTGAGTATATGATGAAGAAGAATGAAATCTGATTATCATATTGATAGAATTAATAAGTCTGAAGCCGCAGAGTTACTTCTGCGGTTTCACTATTTGAAGGATATCTCAAAAAGTTTCAAATGTGGATACAACTACGGGTTGTATAAGAATAATGACTTTTGTTTTATGAACCTTGGTGGTATTCAAGGTGTCTGCATCTTCACAGGATTACCAGTACCCGAAATTGCACAAGGTGCATTTGGACTACAACGAGATGATCAAGATGGTCTGTTTGAACTTTCAAGACTTTGTATTCATCCAGACACACAGAAAGAAGAATACAATATTACATCGTGGTTTGTGTCTCGTTGCATCAGACAACTGAGAAAAGATACTAATGTTCGTGCAATTATTTCATATGCAGATAGTGACTATCACGAAGGTACAATATACAGAGCTTGTAACTTCCAATATTGTGGACTGACTAATGCAAAGAAAGATTTTTACTTTGCTGATGGTACAAAACACTCTCGTGGTAAGGTACGTGGTCAAGAAGGTGAATGGAGAGAAAGAACTCGCAAACATCGATATGTGATGGTATTTGATAAAAGTTTGAATCTCTTGTGGGATAAATAACTAAAAAACAGACTATAATGGCACTTACCAAAATTACTGGTGATGTTATTGCAACAAACACTAGCATTACCGCAGTTGGCGCTACATTCACTGGTAATGTTTCGGTTGCAGGTACAATTACTTATGAAGATGTAACAGACATTGATTCTGTAGGTCTGATTACTGCGAGAAGCGGAGTTAATATTACTGGTGGGGGACTAATTGTCACTGGAATAAGCACGGTTTCTGCAGGTTCTACTAGTGCTCCATCCATTAGCCCAAGTGGAGATAGTAACACTGGTATCTTTTTCCCATCGGCTGATACAATTGCCTTTGGTGAAGGTGGATCTGAGACAGCTAGGATTGATAGTCGTGGACGGCTGTTAGTTGGCAAATCTTCGAGCCGTGGCAATTTTTACAATAGTGGAAGTGGATACGCGCCTTTATTCCAAGTAGAAGGCACGGCCGCATATTCAACAAATCAAGCCTCTGCTCTGTCGGTAGTTCACAATTCCACGGATGACTGGGGTGGGACGATCTACCTTGGAAAATCGAAGTCATCTTCAGTAGGTGGAAATGGCTTAATTAGCAGTGGCGATACCATTGGAAGAATTTCTTTTCAGGGAGCTGACGGATCTGAGCTTGTTGAAGCTGCACGCATTGATGC